GACGACTTCCTGCTGGACTTCCTCTTCAACAGCCGCTTGTTCTTCTGGCATTACTTCCCCTTTTTCTTTTTGCTTACCCTGTTGCCCATCTTCTTGGCGTACTTCTTGGCAGCAGCCTTCCCTTTAGCCGTGTATGCGAACTTCTTCTTCCCAACCCTTGGCATTACGAATTCGAGTCCTTGTTATGAAGGCCAATTGTTTTCAAATAAGCCTTCTGTTGCCGGTGGCTGGTGAAGTTTGGTCGACCTTGACTGTCGAAATCAATAGCAAATCCATGCTTGCGTGCGTGTTCATTAGCAGCATGACGGTCTTTTGGGTGAACAGCAGCCGCTTCTGAGACGATCACCCGGCTCGTGGAATAGGGTTGCCTGATATTACCGGCTCCCCTGGAATCCTTTACGAATTCTTTTCGGGTGACTTCCGAACCATTTATTTTGTAAACGACTGTCATCGTCGTCGATACGGCCCTCCTACTCGGGGATGCGCAGTACCGGGAGGAAGCGGGTATCTTCCTGGCGGAAGCGGTTGTTGGTAGGGTTGCGGCGGTGGCGTGAAGGGATATTGGTTAGGAGGAGATCCCGGCATACCCGGACTCGGGTTACCCCCGCTAATTGGAAGACTGGGATCGTAGGGCAAGGGGCCACCGCCGGGCATAGTCGGATATCCGCCCGGATTCTGCGGCCACAGATGTGGAAGCAGTGCCGAACCAAGCGGTCCAGCAGCATTTACAGCCCAAATACCAGCATTTTGCATCGCCCTGACCAATTCCTTGTAGGCAACTACATCCATACCAAATTTCTTGGCTTGAGCCGCTGGCAACAGATCTGGTACTGTTCCTACGCCAGCCTTTTGCATCCCCGCTTCCACAAGCCAACTCGGCGCCATGCCCCCGACTGTGGAGGCTGGCAACCCTGGATGTGCGCCGGAGTGAGTGCCCGGACCACCCAGAGGAAGATCACTGTAAGCGTCCTGATAGACCGCTTTCCCCGCATCGGTTCTGGGGTCAGGACGTGTCTTAATTCCCGGCGGCGGCTTTAGAGGCCATGGATATCCTAATGCTCCCCCCACTTCCTGAAGTGGAGTCAATGGGGGAGTTCCGGGGAAAGGAATCCCAGGCCAAGTCATGGGACCAGCAGGAGGAAGCGGATTGCGGTCGCCGGTAAAGCCAGGACCGGGAAGAAGGCCCGGATCAGGGGGGATGGGCGGGGGAGGTGGAAATGCGTAATCAGGCATTCTTCTTGTTCCTAGTATTGCTGACCGTATTTCTGCGCGGGTCCGTACTGCGGCGGATAGACTGACCCGCTACCGGGAGGAGCGGTATTCGTACCCGGCGCACCCGGAGAGATATTCGTCGGACCAAGCGGTAAGTACGGGTTGACTCCTGCTGGTGGAGGCATCTGCCCCGGTCCAGGCGCGGGCTGATCTGGTGGAATTAAACCGCTGTTAATGGCTGCTTGCTTCACAATTTGCTGGTACTGCGGACTGTTTATCATGTCATCGCGAAGCGCACCGCCGACATTCGCCATTGTGTTGGAGAGCGACGAATGGATGTTGCCTTTGTAGTAATCCGCTATCTGTTTAGTCTTTTTCATTGGTTTCCCGGTGGTGGGGTCGATCAAGTTGGGGTCATAGATACCGGCCTGAACTCCAGCACTATAAAGGGGAGGTTTCAATCCTTGTCGACCAGGATAGTTTCCCTGGCCAATACCCATGCCAGCCTGCTGCATCGCCTGCTGCATTCCCAGCAATGCGTCAAGCAGCCTGGAGCCTCCACCTGGACCGGGATGGGTAGAACCGGGAGGAACATATCCGCCGCCTCCGAAGCCACCACCGGAAAGCGGGGTCATTGGCATGTTGGGAAATCGCGGCGGAATGGGCTGCATCGACTGGTGGAGTTGGTCCCGGTATTCACGCATCAACCTCCTGCGCGTCGGTCCACTGGGAGCCAATGACGGACCACCTCTCGAGGGTGGTGCGGGTGGAATCGGGGGGACTGGTGGCATTGTTCATTTCCCGTGTTGCGTAAGCCTAGAAAAGACCCTGGATCATGCTCATGATCCTGTCCCGGCCCATCTGCTGTGGAAGTTGTTGCTGGTATCTATCGAACATTCCGGCGTAACTCGGAGGAACTCGCGGCTCGTCGTATGTCGGGCCACCACCAGAAGAATCCATCGGTCCCGGCTGATACTGATACTGCTGCGGCTGCTGCGGCTGCTGCTGCCAGCCGGTCAGTGCGTCCATTCCTGACGACAACGCGCCCCCCTGCTGCGTCTGCTGCCGGGCCTGCTGAATCTGCTGCTCCATCAACTGATTCTGATACCGCTGCTGTTCGATGCCCTGCTGCCTCTGCTGCTCCATCTGCTGCTGCATCTGCTCCGCTTGTTGCTGCTGCATCTGCTGCGGCTGCTGCATGCTTTCAGATGACGGTGCTTCATACCGGGAGTAACTGGGAGAAAACCAACTGCCCAGGCCCGGATGCTGACCAGAATCTCCCCACAATGACCCCAACCCGAAATTGCTGAAGTTATTCCAAGACGGCTGCGGCTGCTGAGATGGAATTTGACCCTGATACGTCGTCGGCTGCGTCGGCATCTGCTGCTGCTGGGTCGCCATGTTCCCGTACAGGCTCGAGAAGTCCATGCCGCCAAACATGTCACCAAAGTAGTTGGCAAAATTAGGCATATCAGGCTCCTGTCATCTGTGGTTCGGACCCGGACATCATCTGCTGGATCATTTCCTGCTCGTTGCGACCCGGTGTCGCCTCACCAGCCCGGCTGATTCGCTCGTTCTGCCGTGACGTGACCGGACTCTGCCTCGGGTCATCAGGCGGGGGAGCCTGCTCTGCGGCGGTCACCACGATGTCATTCAACTCGGGAAGGTTGCTGTACTTGGCATAGATGTTCAGCAACGCTTCCATGTCGATCCCCATCCCCTGCTGCTGCATCAGCGGGAGACTCGGAAGGATCACGCTCTGGACGATCTGGTTGATGCTCTGCAACCGTTGACCCGGAGACAAATACTGCATCGAGTGCGGCTCGATCTCCAACTCATGCTCATAAAACGAGTGGGTCTGCCGCTCGGCGGGAGTCAACTCGCTCTGAACCGTGGGCACGTCCGGAAAATCCAACTCCATGTTGTAGGTCTGCATGGGGTCGGTCCACAGCCAGTAGCCGTAGTCACTGATGATGTCGCGAGTAAAACGCATCACCTGATCCTGCATCCCGGCAATACGCTGGTTGGCACTCGCCTGCATCATCTTGTCCTGGCCGACCGTCTCGCTGCTCGCTCCCAATCCGCCAAGACTCTCAAGGTTCCCCGCCAACCAGGAGAACAACTGCTTGCTCTGCAACATGAACGCGAAGTTACGCTGGTCAATCCCCCCGAATTGCTTTTCAACAACCGAATCAGGGTTATCGACCGCCACCACCTCGCCGTCACTCGCCTTGCGAATCCGCTCGGCATCACCCGTATCCATGCCACGGGTCAGACCGACCACCTTGGCCCGCTGTGACTGACGCTCCAACTTCCGGTACAGCCCGTTGACGATGTTGTGCAATCCGCTCCAGAGCATCGCCGGAGCCAGAGGCATCGAGTTGCCCGGAACCTCGGAGAACCACAACAGGTGGAACGGGCCGAGATGCCTGTCCGGTCCATTCCACTCAACCACCCGCAGTGGCAAATCGCCCTCGTTGGGTCCGAGAGTGACCAGCAACTTCTCCCTCGGGAGCCAGATCTCCCACAACTCCACCTTCTCGTCATACTCCGTGTCGTAGCCGCCGAAGCCGCTGGCGAGGGTATGCACCCGCTGGTCGCCACTCTCGTTGTAGTTCAAGTCTTGGGCGGGCTGGAGCTTGTCGCGAACACTCTTCTTGAAGCCGGGGAACTTCTTCGCATCCTCCAGGCTCATCCGGTAGCGGTGTCCGCAGTAGGTGATTTCCTCCTGCGAACGTGCCGTCATGTCATGCACCCAGTCATCCACCAGGATGTCGGTGCAGTAGGGCTTGGTGACCGAGAAGTCGTAACCGCCCTGCTCGACAGTGCCCTTGTCCTCGATGCCCACCTTGCAGATGCCCATCGAAAACAACCCGCTCTTCACGCACCGTTGCAGGATGCGGTGGACGTTGTAGTCCTTCAGCGAATCGTTGATCACCTGCTCGAACTCAAGGCCATACGGCTTGACTTGCTCGTTGCGAGTCAGCACCAGTACCTGGGGAGGGCGAGCAACGAGTTGACGCTCGTAGATGTTCGCCGCCAATTCCATGAGGTTGACATGGACCGGCTTGGTCGAGCCGTCATCGGAGTAGTACGAGCCGACGTACTGCTCAAGGGCCTGACGATGACGGGTGCGGAACGGCTCCAACTTCTTTCGGGAAGCATGCATTGCCTCCCGAAGCCGGGACACATCCGTGTGTTTTTTTGGGTTCAGAGCCACTCGTCGGAAATCTCGAGTTCCCGTTGTTGCCGACGCCACGCAAGAGACATTACCGGAGTTACTATTTCCGGTTCCTTTGTCTCCTCCTTACGTTCGCGAAGTACCTTCGCACAGAGTGCATCTGCAATGACACGGTCACCGTGTCCAGTGCCCCTGTTGGTCGGATCGGGTGATCTGGTTGAACCCCCATGCTCGATTTTTCCACTGGGAAGATAAACGTATTCTCCAGCCTCTTCAAGAGCCTTTCTGCTGGGATTGATAAAAGCCCTGCTGAATAACGATTCCCGGTAAGTCGCCAATAAGTCCTTTTTCCCGTCACTTGTCGAATACCAGCCCGGCCTGTCACTCACCTTTCTCGATAATCTTTGCTCCTGGGTCTGGTAATAAATATTCCCATAATGCAATTCCTCGACCACCGTCTTCCCGAAAGTCCTGCCCGGACCCGTTGCCTCCCAGATCAAATACGCAGCCCTGCCGCCGGGACCACGGAACATCCTGCAAAGAGCCACGGCCACCTCTGCCAACTTCACAGTACTCGTTTCATTGTCGGCCCACTCGGCCACCTTCTCACCACTGAGCCGGTCACCGACAGTCAACACAGAATCACTCGCCCTGGTCCCCTGCGAAATATCACAGCCGATGACGTAGTCCCTGTCGGATGGTGGCAGTCCCTCCTCGTCGAGGTTGCACCAGACCTTCAGGAAACCCTCCCCGTCATCCTCGAAGCGTCCCTCGTTACCCGGTTCAACATGCAGAGTGCCCTGGTAAAGCGGCGGGCAACAGAACTCCCGCATCAGTGAGCGGAGCGTATCCGGGTCGAAGTAGGGGTAATCGCTTCCCTGGTAATCGATATCCAACTGAGTGGCGATCTCCACGGCGTGTGCCCGGCGGGTACACTCCCGGTCGTACCACGGACTCCGCTGCTTCCCCTCCTCGTTCTCGTAGATGCCAGCCGACTTCTCCGGGTGCTGGCTCCAGTGAAAACGCAGTCTCGGCGTGCCCGCCTGTCTTTGAGCATAGAACGCATTGCCAGTGCCAGCAGGCGTGGAATTGAAGATGCGGGTGTTGGTGTTATCCGCCGTGGCACTCAACACGTCCCAGCCACCCTGCTCAAACGCAGCGAACTCGTCGACCAGCATCGCCGTTCGCCTGCCGCCACGACCGATGTTGTCGGTGGTACTCTCGCCCTCCATCTTCGAGCCGTTCTCGAGATTGAGCAACTTCAACTTGTTCCGACGCAACGTGGGACGCATCCACTCGGGGAGTCCCTTGAGAATGAAATCCACATGCGAGAACAGCGAGTCGCTGGAGCCATCCACCAGTGCCTCCTTGCGAGACACCATCAGGTAACTCTCCATGGGTCGGAACAGCCAACGCCAAGTGAATAGCGTCAGGCAAATCCAACTTGCACCCATGTCCCGGCTCTTCTCGATCAGGACATCGGTGTGGCCGATAGACTCGTTGAGGGCCAGGAACGCCTCGTCCTGGTACTCCCATGTCACGAATGGGATCTTGGGAGTCATCCCATCGGAGATCTTGCGTGGGTCATACGTCCAGCCGAAGACGTTGATCCAGTAGAGAATGTCCCTACTGCATGCTATCCACAACTCACGCTGAAGGCCCCGGTCAGAACCCGCTCTCGTCAGCACCTCCTGCCGATACCGCAAGTTCTGCTTCAGATTCTTCGGAACCTTGCTGTACAACGGCAGACTGGATGGATTCGAGCATGTCTGCGATTTCAGTAGTGGCGCGACGGGCATCCTCTCGGAATCCTTCCATCACCAAATCTCTATCCTCGGACTTGGAGGCCATCTCCAGCCACCGGGAATAAAACGTCCGTGGATCATTCCTCGCAAACTCCAGCAGACCCCAGGCTCCGGAACTCGGAGCCTCCTCCGGCTTTACGTCGCCAACAGCCACATTCTCGTAAACCCACTGGAATTCTGCCCGAAGGCTAGCAGATTTTCCCTTGAATTGCTCCTTTTTCGGCTTCTCCTTCTTCTTGGGTGGGCCGGTTTCAACCGGCTTATCAGGCGGATCAGCCGCCGTACCACCGAAACCAAACTCCTTCGCTGCGGCATTCCATGCCCTTTTCTTGGACATACCCTCCGCTTCGCACTCGGCACGACGGTACTTGAAGTTCTCCATCAAGCCCTCGTTGCGAAGGTGAGTCCAGAACTCATCCTTGGTCATCATCAGACGGTCTCCTGTTCCATGCACCAACCGCTCTCGTCTGATCGGTGTACCACACGGTGTGACAACGGGTGCGACGGTCCAGGCACACCAACTGGTAATGCATCACTGGGCCACCACCATCCACCCTCTCAGACTCCTGCTCACGCATCTCCGGCTGCTTCCCACAAAACGGACACGGCAGCAATTCCCACTCACTCGTCATCATCAGCCTCCTCTTCACATCTGTCATCACACTGCGAACATACAAATACGCTTCCGTGCCGGTCGGCGCAAGGACGCTCGTTATCAGCCATCATCACTCCCCTCCTCACGCTTCACGGGTCCACCACTCATCCATACGCCATCGGAAAAGACATTCGACGCCCTGTACGCTCGCATCTCACCCTGGTCCCACTGGAAATCCAGTGCATTTCGGAACTTGATGACAAACGAGTCCATGTCCTCGGGTTCGGTGAACATGGAGCGAACGACTGGGTAGAGAATGTACGCAAGAGCCTCGTGAAAAGTGTCTTCACCTTCCTCAAACAGAAGTTCCTCCGTGCGACTCCTTGCCCCTTCCTCGCATGTCATTTCAATCGAAACCTTTACGCGAGATCCCATCACTTAGCCTCCTCTCGCGCAAGGAACGCTTCCTTGACTCCGTCAACAATCGACATCTGGACGGATTCTCCGAAGCCAATTTGGTTGAGAAATGCCTCCCTGCACCCCACCTCAATTGCCTTGATCACGAGGTCTCTGAAATCAGAGTCTTCCTGAAGTGCATTCGTCACACCACTCTGGATGGCCTCAATAACGCTAGTACCGTCTGTCATCACTTCCCCTCCTCCATGTCATCACAAGCTACTTCCCATGCCTCAATCGCCATCTGCGTCGTATCCCCCAGTGCCGTGATCAGACACTTGTCACACGTCACCGCACCAAGGAAATGACCCGTCTGAGGCTCATGGACACACTCCATGATCTGGGGCATTTTGCCGCACTGCGGACAATTCCTCGGCTTCCCTGCCATCATTCACTCCATAGGTCCATTCTTCATTTTTAGAGTCTCGCGTCTCTTGGGAAGTCCAACCGCTATGTTCCTTGCACCCTTGCACGAATTCGAGCAGAAAACAGGGAATTCACGACTAGCCCTGCGTTCCTGATACTCCGTGCCAAGAAACTCCAAACCGCAATGATTGCAAGACAGATCGAATCTGCGGCCACGGTAATACGCAGTCCGACAGTCATCGTTGCAATACAAGCGAACTCCGCTAAGAGGGTGATGCTTGAATTCCTTCTGGCACTGACGGCACAAAGAAGTGCTGGCAGTGGACTCATCGTGTTCAGCGACACGAAGAGCCTGAGCCTTTCTGGAATGCTCCTTTGCCTCAAGGCTTGGTGTCTTTCCCGAGTGACCATTGTTCTCAAAAAAAGCAGCAGGAACGCCATGCTTGGCAATTGTCTTCTTGGCACGCTCGGAGAACATCTTGAACAGGCGAGGAGTGACCATTCCGGTTGAATCATTGAATCCGACCATCTTCTTGAACTCACCAGCCGTGATCCCATGAGCAAAATTCACATGACTGCCAAGGTTCTCGCCAATCCAGTCGCAACCCTCAACAAGACAAGGCAATTCGTCTTTGGTGAGGAACTCGTCGTAGCACTGGGGCAAGGCAATCCCCTGCGGATCGGCAATCCAGCGATCAAACCGCTTCGCCATGTATGCTCGGTAGCACACCCGAGAGCAGTATTTCTTCGACTTGTACTGGGAGGGTCTCACGTAGAACTTCTCGTCGCACTCC